GCATTCCAGATGATGTCTTGCTCCTTATCCAAAAGCTGAGAGATGAGGCTTTCGGCTGTGACTAGGGAATGGGTGCAATCGCCAAACGTCCAGCGGTCTGAGATTGTCTCCAGAAAATCATCTCCAATCAGTTCGATAATCTGATAGAGAGGGATGACTTGTAGTTTTACAGTGTGGATTTTCATTTTGTTTTTCAGGGTTGAGGGTTGGGTTGGATTAGTGTCGATAGAGTCGGCCGTCCGATCCGACCCGGTGAGCGAGTAGGGGAGAGGGGGGCGGGTTGGTTGAGATGGCCCAATGGATGTCTGTTGCGCTAAACTCGCGAGTGAGTGCCCGCATTATCTCGTGTTCGTTGTCGGCTGAAACTGTCCCAACGTAGGAACGAGAACCGGACGGACTGAGTGTGTAAACGTAAAAGGTGCGCATAAGTGTGTCAGTTGAGAGTGTCGACAACGAACCCGCTTGTGTCCCGCTTGGCTTGGCCTTTGGCTTTTAGACCGACAACGTAACCAGATCGACCAGCGCGCGCGCGGCGGTCTAGGAAGCGGAGATCATGAAGGTCTCCGTCTAGAACGGGGCGATGAAAGAAGGTTGGGGGCAACGCATCGCGGAAAACGACAGAGACGTTTCCGCCCGCGCGCAGAACTGCGGCGCATTCGTTTTCGTTGGCTGCGGAATCGCGGCTGAAGGTTACGTGGTAGTTGGGTGCGTGAAGGCCGCGTGCGTTGTCCAAGGCCTTCTTTACCGACTTGGAATAATCGTAAAATGGGACGGTTGGGAATAAGTCCATTAGAGTAAGGCCTTTGCTCGGTACGGTGAGACGGTGAAAGGCCAAGTCGGAGGTTCCGTTGAGGCGGACACAGGGTGTCATACCTAGGCGCTTGGCCTTGACTACTAAGGCCTTGCAGTCTTCGTATAGAGATTCAAGAAAGGCGTTACGGTTCGCAAAGAAAGCTTTTGTCTTTTTGATGCGTGCAGATTGCACGCTATTGAAAGCACCTCTGCCTGAGGTGTTAAGGCACGCTTCTTTGCAGGTGCCCGCCCATGGGCAGACGTTGCCAACGCCTGAAAGGGTTGATGGAGAAAGGTATAGAATGCCCGTAAGGAAGTTGAGGGCTTCGCCTTTGCGGGTTTTGGCTGAGGAGATTCCAAGTAGATTCATTTTTAGTGTAGTGTAAAGGGTTCGCGCTTAGTGGTTTCGGTTGAAGAAGAAGCCGTTTTCTTCGACGAAATCGAAGCGGAAATAAGAGTTCCAGACGCGCTGCCAGTCGATACAAGCGAGCAAGTGAGAGGGGATTGCGTCTAAGTCGCCGCATTGCGCGCTCATCTCCTCCGCAAACTCCGCCTCAGAGTCAAACTGCCCCGCGAAAGCTTCTTGCGCATGGCTGAGCGAGGATTCGTCATACGAGTATCCGAAGGCCTCAACATACGCTGACCAGAGTTCTTTCTCTTCTTCGGTGCATTCGAGCCAGTCCCAAAGGCTTGGGGATAAGTAGCTTTCGTCGTAAAACGCACGCGGGAAGCCTTCGAAGTCCTGAAACATGAGTTCGGGATCTGACTCATCCTTGTGTAGCTCTAGGCATGCTTCCCTGAAGCTCTCCGCGTCATGATCTTCCAGTTGAATCCACGCGCCTTTGATTGAGCCGGAGTTATACTTGGCGAAGGTGCCAACATACACGGCGGGAGAGGTTTCTGTTGTTTTGGTTGCGGTTGTGTTCGTGTTCATTTTGGTTTGGTTTGGTTTGGTTTTACTGACTCAGGGAAAGGGGTTTAGGAAAGAAGCGAGCGCCACAGAAGGACGGTCGACCAGAGGAAAAGTGCCATGACGCAGAGGGCTTCGGGGAGAGAGAGGGTGAGTCGGGAGAGGGCGAGGGTGTCGACAGCGGTGAGGGTGAGGAAGCCGAGGGATAAGAGGTTGTTTTTCATGGGTTTGTGTTGGTTAGGGTGTTACCAGCAGATGATGCCATTAACCAAATAGGGGTCATGAGCGTGTTCGAGAGCCTTTGTGTAATCTCCTCCGAATCGGTGATTTAACACGTAACGGGCAGTGCTGAGTGCCTGCAGTGCGGTAATGGTTGGATCGATGGCGCGCATGATGGATGCGATGGTTTGGATCTGTTGCTTGGTGCTGAGTTTCATAATGTTACGTTGTTTTTTTGTTGCGTTGGCTCACTGCCAACTTGGTGCAAGGTTTGCGCAAATGGGGAGGGGTGGCAAGTGCGAAATGCGCAAAAAGTGCGTATCGGGAGGAAGGATGTTCTCGCATCAGAGCCTATGTTGAGAATCTTTTAGGAACTGATGGCACTTGATAGGAATGTTACGGGAAGGGCTAAAGGAACTCCGAACAAGTTCACTGCCTTCCTTAAAGAGGCGATGCAAACATCCTTTGAGCGTCTTGGCGGTCCCGCGTATCTGGAGGAAGTGGGAAGGCGTGATCCGAAGACATACTGCGCTCTTTTGGGGAAGATGTTTCCTCGAGTCGACAAACGGGAAGAGACAAACGGGCCCGTTTCCACGCTATCAGACGCCGAAATCCGGCAAAGAGTCGCGGGAATGCTACGCGAAGGGTTGTCGCCAGCAGGCATCGAAACGGGGGAAGTAGTTGACGCTGTGGAAGTTGGGGAGAAAAGTGGTACTTGATGTTCAAGTATACATGACTGCGATTGTAAAGACTAATAGCTTAACTCATAGTGATTCCATGCAATCAAAACGCGTTTAGTGTCAGTCATCAGGGATTCCAGTACTAGGTTGCATTTTAACTTATCAATAAAACGAGAATCCAAACATACCTAAACCCCCCTGAACCCGTCCAGAACTTACAGCGGAGACGGCGGCGTCTCCGTGAATGTCGCTATTAGACCGTGAAAGAACTCAGTCCAGAAGAGAAAGCAGAACTGGTTATGTGCCTCGAGGAACTCCAGAGGCGCAAGCGCGAGCGCCGGTTGCTCGGTTACTACCCCGACACCGGACCCCTCAGGCGGGAGCTCTACAAGAAGCACCTAGCCTTCTTCGAGGCGGGGGCAAAGTACAAGGAGCGGCTGATGATGGCAGCCAACCGCGTCGGGAAGACGGAAGGCATCGGCGGCTTCGAGATGGCGGTACACCTCACGGGCCGGTACCCCTCATGGTGGATGGGCCGCCGGTTCGAGCGCCCCATCTCAGCGTGGGCGGCAGGGGACACCGGTAAGACCTCACGGGACATCTTGCAGACGAAGCTGCTGGGACCGGCTGGGAGCCACGGCACGGGCCTCATCCCGAAGGAAGACATCCTGCGGGTGTCGGCCAAGGCCGGTATCGCAGACGCGGTGGAGATCATCGTGGTGCGGCACGCCTCCGGCGGCGAGTCGCGGTTAACGCTCAAGAGCTACGACCAGCGGCGCGAGAGCTTTCAGGGGACAGAGCAGGACATCATCTGGCTGGACGAGGAGCCGCCGCTGGACATCTACACAGAGTCGCTGCTGCGAACGATGACGAACGACGGTATGGTGATGCTGACGTTCACGCCATTGCTTGGCATGAGCGAGACGGTGATGGCGTTCTTGAGGGACGGTGAGGTGTGCGAGCGGGCGGAGGGGACGAAGTTCGTTGGGATGGCGACGTGGGACGACGTGCCGCACCTGAGCCAAAAGCAGAAGGAGGATCTGTGGTCGAGCATACCGCCCTTTCAGAGGGATGCGCGGTCAAAGGGCGTGCCGCAGTTGGGGGCAGGGGCGATTTATCCGGTGCCCGAGAGCGAGCTGGTTGTGCCTGACTTCGAGGTACCGGTGCACTGGCCTCGGGTGTTTGGGATGGACGTGGGGTGGAACAAGACAGCGGCGGTGTTTGGCGCGTTAGACCAGCAGAGCGACACGTTGTACTTGTACTCGGAGCACTACCGTGGGCAAGCGGAGCCGGCGATTCACGCGGAGGCGATTAACGCGCGTGGGCGCGGTATCCCTGGGGTGATTGACCCCGCCTCCCGTGGCAGAACGCAGGTAGACGGGCAGCAGTTGTTTGTGAGGTACCGGCAGATGGGGTTGGACTTGACGGTGGCGAACAACGCGGTGGAGACGGGGATATACGACGTGTGGCAGCGGATGTCGACGGGGCGCCTGAAGGTGTTTAAGAGCATGACGAACTGGACGGCTGAGTTCCGGTTGTACCGGCGGGATGACAAGGGGCGGGTTGTGAAAGAGAACGACCACTTGATGGATGCGACGCGGTATTTGGTGGTGAGCGGGCTTAATCGGGCGGCCTTGAGTCTGAAGAAGCGGATGCAGAAGCTCATTGACGTGGTACCGGTGATGAACTTCTTCTCGAGGAAGTAGCAAGCCACTAGCC